GCCGATCCATCGCCGTTCGTCTCGCGCGGGAAGGCGATCGCGAATCGGGCGGTGGTGGAGAACGCGGGCAAGCGCGAGAAGATCGCCGAGTACTACGGCTACACGATGCTCGCGACGCTGTTCCTCCTGTTCTTCGACGAGGAGGACTCGGGCGCCTTCCGTCCTCTTGCCCGCGGAATCCCTTCGTCGATCGCAAGGCGGGCCGCTCGGGCGGGAGTCGCGCCCGAGATGGCGCGCCGCGCGCAGGAGATCGTCGCGAACGACCCTGACGTGAGGCTCGTCGTGCGAACCTTGCCGCGGGTTCTCGAGAACCAGGCTCTTGACGAGGCCCGTCGAGCGTTCAATCTCGGGATCGTGGATGGAACTCGGGCGGAGATGCGCCTTGACCGATCGGAAGGCCCGTCGGCGCCCGCGCGCTACGAGACTGACTATCCGCTTTGGCGGATCAAGGAGGTGATGGACAATCGGACTCGAGGCAATCCCTTGGGCTTGTACCCGCACGACGGGCATCACTGGCAGGTGAACGGCTACGTCAACGTGATGGAGGAGATCGTCAGGCAGGGGTGCGTGCCGCCGTGCGGCCGCAACTGCCGCGCCATTCTCGTCCCCGTTGGCTGGCGCGAGGCTGGCAGGCTCGGCCTGATCACTGCCGACGGCGACGTCGATCGCGCGGCGGTCAGGGCGTACAACGGCGACAGGCAGGGCTACATCGACAGGGGTCAGTATCCAGACGCGAGATTCGCGTCCTTCTAGGAGGCAGTCATGGCAAACGAGATCAAGTATCAGATCGTCTTCTCCGCGACCAAGGGTTTCTTGAGCTACGCGACCGACACGACGCGACTCACGGCCGACATGGCTGGCACGGTGGCGACGGCGGGCGCGCAGTCGGTCGGCACTTCCGCAGAGGCGATCGTGATGAACGACGTCGCGACGGCGGGCTGGGCGTACTTCCGCAACCTCGATGCGACGAACAACGTGGAGATCGGCACGGGAACGGCGGGCTCGTTCGTTGGTTTCGCGAAGCTGAAGCCTGGCGAGGCCGCGCTGATTCGTCTCGGAACGAACGCGCCGACCGCCCGATCGTCGGCGAGCACTGTGGTCCTTCAGTACCAGATCATGGCTGATTGACTTCCGTTGCATTCTCATGCACGGTTGTTTCACTAGAAGGCGCAATCTTGATTGATTGGCTCCTTGTGGCATTGCATTCGATGCCATTTGCGTGGTCAATGCCTCCGTGGCGGCGTCTCATTCCATCTCCGAGCGAGAAGACAAGGTCGTGATTCGGCGGCTGGAGCTGTTTGCCGGCTTCGACCCTTCGATCGACGACGGGATGGACGACGAGATCAAGAAGTTCGACCGTGCGAAGGTTTCCCGCATCGTCGATCGCACGAAGCAGTTCATCTCGCGCAAGCAGCACCCGCGCATCGTGATCCTTCATTCGCAGGAGGATCACAGCGAGCCGAAGGAGGCAGTCGGCGCGGTGCTTGACATCGGTCTCGAGGAGCGGAACGGCGTTCCCTTCATCGTGGGCGACGTCGAGATGGGTCGCGACGACTTCGAGAAGTACGTGGCGTCGAACAAGTTCCCGCGCCGAAGCGCGGAGATTTGGTCCGACGACCACATGAGCGAGATCGCCCTTCTGGGTAGGGACACGCCGCGACGGCCTCTGCCCGACACCCGATTCACGAAGAAGGGCGAGAAGGCGGTGTTCTCTTGTTCGACCTGCTTCGAGGCTGCGCCCGGAGTCGGCAACGTGTTCGTTCCTGGCGCAGCAGTCAAGAAGAAGGGCACCGACATGGCAGACGAAGCAAAGCAGGGCGAGAAGGACGAGATGGCGAAGATGATCGCCGAGAAGGACGCGGAGATCGCGCGGCTCAAGGACGAGAACCGCAAGATGTACAACCAGACCCACGTCGACATTGGCTCGCACAAGGGCAAGGACAACGATGAGGACGAGGGCGACGAGGGCGACGAGGGCGACGAGGACGAGAAGAAGTCCGAGTCGAAGAAGTCGAAGCACGCGAAGTATGACTCCTCGAAGCTGGAGTTCAACCGCGAGAAGGCGAAGTTCGAGAAGCGCATCGCCGCGCTCGAGACGCAGCTCGCCCGCGAGAAGTTCTCGCGCGAGATCGACGCGATGGCCGGCGAGGGCTTTGCGGTTGACAGCTGCCGCGACGAGATGCTCGACGAGCTTGCCTCCTCGGTCGATCCCGACCGCAAGCTGAAGTTCTGGCGCGAGAACTTCCGCCGCGATCCCGTCAACGTCCGCGTTGCCGCGGGAGCCGCTCCCCGCTCGGGCGTGAAGCCTGATCAGGGCGCCGTCAACCGCGAAACCGTTGCCAAGTTCGTCGCGGAGGCGGCTGGCGATCCCGAGAAGTTCAAGACCCTCATGGCGCGCGCGAAGAGCGGCGCCTGACCAAGAAAGCGAGATTCGACATGGGTGCATTTTCCGACGTTCCCTCACTCACCGCAGCGGGCACCATCCTGCCGCGTCGCGCAGTCCGTGCCTCCAGCGGCACCGGCTATACCCGTTTCTCCGGCTCTCAGGTCACCGCCGCGACCGACTTCGTGATCGGCGTTTCCGACGGCTCGGTCAAGAACTTCAGCAGCGTGAACCACGCCGAGGCCGGCGACTCGATCACCCTTCAGGGCGGATCGATCATCGAGGTCACGACTGGATCGACCGGCGCGATCGCCTGCGGCTCGCTCCTCAAGATCGATACGAACGGCAAGTTCGTCGTTGGCGGCAGCGCAAACGACATCAACTGGGCCGTGGCTCTCGAGCCGAGCGCCGCAGCAGACCTCATCATCCGCGCGCAGATCCTCAAGACTCCCCGCATCACCTGATCCGCACACCTGACACAAGGACACACACATGGCAGAATCAACCATCGGTGGCGGACTCTCGACGTTCGTTCCCACCTTCAGCGAGGCGACCGGTCTGATCCAGACCGAGTTCACCCGCAGCGTCAATTCGTTCGCGCTGAACCGCTACACCAAGCTGGTTCCCGTCACGACCGTCAGCGGCTATTACCTCAAGATCAACTCGGACGAGACCGTCCGCGTGATCGATGAGAAGGACTTCCGCTGGGCCTACGGCGAGGATCGCCCGACCGGCGTCGAGAACGACTTCGACTTCGCGCAGTTCACGACCAAGCGGTACGAGAGGGGCTTCAAGATTCCCTACGAGACGGCCAAGGTCGCCTCCTGGGACATCGTCGCCCAGCACGCCCGCAGCCGCGCAACGCAGCTGATGACGCTGCGAACTCTCCGCTGCCTGACCCAGCTCACCACGGCGGGCAACTGGACGTCGAGCGTCAACTACTTCGCTGACTTCGACGCCCTGAGCGGTCTCACGACCACGAATGGCGTCCTTGATGGCAACGCAACGAACAAGCCATATGCGGCGCAGCTCTTCCAGACCGTGACCGAGAAGATCATGATCAACACGGGCGGCGCGGTGCAGATGCAGGACATCGTCGCGGTGATGAGCCCGAAGACCGCGTTCAAGCTGTCGCGCACCGAGGAAATGAAGGACCTCATCAAGTACACGCAGGGCGTGCAGCTGATGCAGGGTGCCGGAAAGTTCTCGCGGTACGGCCTTGCGGCGCAGCTGTTCGGCATCGGCGACATCGTGATCGAGGACGCGGTTCGCGTCACGAGCCAGAAGGGCGCCACGCGCGCTGCCGACTACATCCTCGGCGATGGCGCGGTCCTGTTTGTCTCGCGACCCGGTGGGCTCGTCGGCGTCGAGGGTGGCGCGAACTTCGCGACCATCTCCCAGTTCGTGTACGAGGACATGACCATCGAGACGTTCGATGATCCGCGCAACCGCCGCACCGTCGGCTCAATCGTGGACAACAGCATTCCGGAGCTCACCGCTCCGCTTGCCGGCGTCTACGTCGCGAACGTCTTCGCCTGACCTACCCTTTCCTTTCATGCGGGGGTGGCGGGTATCAAAGCCCGCCACCCCTTCTTGGAAACACGATGCCCGTCCCATACGCCACGGTCGCCCAGTTCGTCAAAACGATCGACGAGCGTCTGCTCGCCGAGCTCGGCATCGACGCCGAGGCGGATGGCGTCGTGGACGGCACGAATGCGATCATCGCGGCGGCGCTCACCCGCGCATCGCACGAGGTGCAGTCGTTCGCCCTTCGTGGCGGCGTCTACACCGAGGGCGACCTCGATGCGATGCAGTCGGCGGAGAAC